GCCATATGTTTTCTTTTTAGTTGGTGAATAAATTTCTGTTTTATCCGACACTAATTGTAGAAAATCTTTATCTGCAGACATAATTGTTACTTTATCCACTTCAGAGTCTGCTTCGAATTTTTTAACTAAATAACCCATCACATCATCGGCCTCAATTTTTGGGATTTGAATCATTGATACTGGTAGTTGAGTGCAGTATTCAATTAATCGTCCCATTTGATTGGCCATTGATTCGCTTTCTTCGGATTTAGTATCGAATACTTTCCAATTGGTTACTTTAATGTTAGTACGATTTGCTTTATAATCAGCGTATAGATACTTTTTATTAGTGGAATTGCCTTGCCCATCAAACACTAAAACAACCCTAGTCGGTTGGTACAGCTTAATAGCATAACCAACCGATTTAAGGAAGCCAACAAGACCACCTACATGGTGGCCGTTGGGATTTAAGTGCTGAATAATAGCAAATGAGCGGAGGAATGTATTCATTGAATCTACAATGAGTACTCTAGCATTCTTTGAATTATTTTTATCAGCGTTTAGTTCTGATAATAACTTATTTAAAAAGTCTTTATCCATTTTATTCTGGTTCTTGGTCAAACATTACTGATGTATCGATTCCATCTTCAGCATCTTCAATTACAACATCAAAATCATCACTACCTAAAATACGTAGCCACTCTTCCGAATGATCTTTCTTGTAATTATCGATTGCTTTCTTATCATCATCAATAAATCCATGTACTGTCATAATAACAGATCCTTTAGTTTGAACACCAGTAATGTGGTTTTTATCTACTGCTACTTTAGTACGTTTAGCAAATTCAACATCCTTACCACCTTTAGTTGCTTTAATCTTATTAGTACCTGAATTGGTAATATTACCAAATGTTACTACAACAGAAGCATCAAAGAACATAGTATTACCACCTTTATTTTTCATTTTAGGTTGTTCCATTGGCATTGATGGTTTATCTACCCAAATTTTATTTACCGCTACTAATGTGTTAGTATATGGATAATTTTCTTTACGTGATAATACAATCTTTTGATTGATAAAGTTACCAAAGGATTGAGACATAGCTCCAGCATTCCATTCATTGTTGTTCTTATTTGATTCAACAGATAGTTTACATGGAATTGATCCAACTGAATCCCATAGAAATAATAAATCGTAGGGTAAACGATTTTGAGCTTGTTCGTGTAGCAAATCTGCAATAAATGCTGCTACATCCTCAACTGTATTTAATGTTCCTCTATCTACATAGATAAAATCACCTTCATAGTCGATCAACTCACCTGTTTCTTTGTCCCATACTTCATTTAATTTGAATCCCATTTGTTTAACGTGATCCCAATTCCATTTCATCTCGGTAATGATGAATACTGGTAATACACCTGCTTTTTGTGCTGCTACTGCACACTCTAGCATTGCTGTAGTTTTACCTGTATCCGAATGTCCTCGAAGTAATGTAATGTGGCCCATTGGAATACCTGGTAATGATAATACTTCATTAAATGCAGGAGATAATGGTAGCCATTTCTGTGCTTTGAATTTAACTGACTGGTCCAAGAATTTAGACTTCTTGAACGCAGACAGATTAAATTTCGATTTGTCGCCTAATACTGTAGACACTGTTTCCGAAACTGATTTTTTAGCCATTATTAATTAAATAATTCGTCGAATTTATCTGATGAGTTTGTATTTAAAGTAAATGAAGCACGCTCTTGTTCTGTTACTTGATTGTCATTTACCCAATCTGATTGTGGTGATGGAGATGGAACTGGGTCTGCAGGAGTTGGAGCCTGTGTTGGTTGTTCTTCTTCAGTATCTGGATTTAACCATTTAGCTAACAATTCCTTAATGTCGTTGTATTCGCGTTTGCGATTAATCGTCATAATATCTGGTTGTTCTTCTAACCATTTATTAATTAAATTAGCATCTTCAGAAATCGGAGAGGATTTTGGACGAGGACGTAACGTGCAGCTAACTACCTTACGACCAGCTACTTCTGCTTGTACTGCATCGATTTTAAAATCGAATCCATCTTGGATATCAGTAAAATCACCATAATCCTCATCAGCAGCAAATCCTAGTAATGATTTGTATACTTCTTTACCGAATTCCCACAAACGAACACCTAAATGCTCTTCACCACGAACGATAACAGGAACGAATACACGCATTTTTGGATCTAATTTCTTAGCTAATGCCCAGTTGTCACGATCTTTTGATTGACGTAATTTAGCAGCAAATTCCATGATTGGGTCTGCTTCTCCCCAGTTGTTTAAGGCCAAAATTGGACCCTTTGCAAATCCATAGTGAAAATATACTTCACGGAATGGGTTTTGCTTATTAAATTTTGATGGTACGATGCGAATCGTATGATTACCTACTTGAGGCTTCCAGAACACTTTCGTGTAGTCGATTTTTTCGTAAGTCTTACCTCCGGATTTTTGTGGAGCGTTAAGGTTACCTAATTTTTGCTTTAACAAAGCTAAATCCATAATATAACTATTTAAG